GGGCCTTTCAGGGAGTGCTGCTCGGGAGGCTTGGAGTCGTAGGCCGCTTTGGCTTCTGCGTCCTCCTTCATCTCCCTACACAGATTGGCCATCTGGTCTTTCACAGCCTTGTACTGTGCGCTGACAATGGCTTGAGAATCTTTGATGCCCTGAATGGCCTTTTTGTTGCTCTTGTTTCGGTCGTACGCGTCGCTCAACTTCTGGAGCTCCTGCTTGTACTCGGCAATTTGTGACTTGTACCGTTCCAAGCAGGCCTTGTTGGCTGCGAATTTTGTCGCCTCCTCATCGACATGGATCGAGTCCGCCGCTAATGTTTGCGGACCCTTGTCTTTGGGTGGAAGAGGCGCCGCCTGAGCTGGCGGTGTGGCCGCTGACAGCTGGCTGGGTGGTGCTGCCGCTGTCAGTGGCGCTCCAGTGATGGAGCTAGCGCTTGAGGCATCGTTGCCCTGATCTGTTACCGTTGATGTGGAAGTCATGTTTGGTAAGCGCTGAAAATAGTAACTAGAATAGTGGTAGTGACTAGAAGAAGAAAGCTGAGTAGGTTTCGAAGAACCCGAAGAGGGAGAGAGGCTACTCATTTCGATCGCTAGGTTGTGGACAGAAAACGTCTTACGATGATCGACGTCCCTGGAGCAGGTGCATTAGACTATCTAAGTGCGGTCGCACTTCTCTTCGCGCTCCCACCAGGCGCGACTAGATAGAATTGTAGAGCAGATGGGCCCAGTACAGGATGAACTGACGAACTTTTTCCCCCCGAAGGAGGCGAGACTTTTGGGTTTCTCATAGGCGAGGACTCCACGGCTTCCACCAACCGCGGGGCTTATTCCGCGGAGTCGTCTCCCCAATAAAGTCTCTAGAGCCAGAACTCCCGCTGGTTACTGCTACCCCATTGACTGAGGCATCCGCCACGACCGACTTGTCGGTATCCCTAGCGATGGTTGACAGCTCCGCGCCCGGTACAGGCTTGGAGACGAGGTCAGAGTGGGTTTCATTGTGCTGATAGCTTTTAAATACGCCAAAGGGGGACAGAGTGGCTATTATCGTGGGCCCACACCTCACGACGACCGGCACTAGCCGGTGCAAGGCCGGGCGAACCCGGCCAAGCGC